TAGGAACTGGTTTCCAGTCTAAATTAAGATAAGACAAATCACCATTAATAGATAATTCATCTTTATATTTTTCTACAGGTTGTTCACCTCTTGCGTACAATCTTAGACTATTGAAATTGTTCCAAGTAGTTAAGTATCTGTTACCGTTAGTTCTGCCTTGATTAAACCATTCTTGTTCTATAGCCTGCGCAACTTGCGTACCATATTCCAAAGTGGCTTTTTCACCGTCACTAACAACTTGGCTAGGAAATGTACTATTAGTATTATAATTTATCTTCATTTAATCTATAATTTTTGATAACGAACCACTATTGTCGTATTTTTTTATACCTAAATCATACTTCTGTTTAATCAACTTAGGAATTGGTCTATATTTATTTTTATTACATGCCATGATAGCTAATCCTGAACTAATAGAAGCATCGTGTGAAGTTCTATTATTTATATTAAATTTTGCCCAGTCTTCTAACGTTCTTTGAAAATACATGTCCCCGTAATTAAGATTTTCTAATAATCCTACTCTTTCTTCAATATAATTCTCAATAGCAGCGGCATGCGCTTGAATTATGTCTTGACTAGAGTTAGGTATTCCACCGATCTCTTTCTCTGTTACTGATAACTTATTATAAATTTTATCAGGTCTATTCATTGCATAAGCTCTATAACCTCTTCTCTTAAAGTGATATAACAGTCTAGGTTTGTTATTCTCTGCTAATATTGGCATTCCGTAAAAAACACAAGCCATAAGTACATCTTCAAAAAATATTTCTGCTGTTTGTGGTCTAGCTATATATTCTAAAAAGAAATGATTAGGTGGAACTTCTTCCATGCTAAACTTAGTTAAACCGTGTAAAGATCCATTAGATCCTCTTCCATCTACTGTTCCTGATATATCGTAACTATCACAACCAAAGGCTCCTAAGTTTTCATTGGCAGGATATTTTCTTCCTAATTTAGTAATTATATTGTTTTGTAATCTTTGTGGCGGAACCCATGAAACAAAAAATCTACCGTTTTTATTTGGAACAAATACTACGTTAGTGTCTTTAATTCCTCCTACCCAAGCAAAAGAACCTTGTGTTACAACATTACTATGTTTGATATCAGCGTTCCAATCTACTTGTTGGTATATTCTAGTTAAATTAAATAAAGAGTTCTTAGATTCATCTCTAAACGCGTGTTTAGTTGTTCTTGGGAACTGTCTGTAAAATTCATTTAAAGCATCTTGATCTTCGCTTAAACCGTCTACTTCATTTTTCCAATAGTCTAATACTCCTAGTTTAATTTTTTGCCCGTGAGGATCTTCCTTAGGTTCTTTGGGTGTTTCGAATACAGGTACGCCATAAGAATCAATGTATCCTTCGTAGTTCCATTCCATAGGTATGAACAAACTATAGAGTCCGCTACGCGTTTGTCCATTTGCATTTCTTTTGTTAACATCTGAACTTTCATATAATTTTTTAAAATTTCCACCACCTTTATCTAAAGCGTTTGATGTTGATCCCATCATACACTTGCCAATAATTCTAGATCCTAATCTTAAACATGTCTTTGTAACTCTCCAGTTGTTTAAAATATTATTAGGTCTTTCCCATTTACCAGATTCATCGTGTACTAATAGTTTTAGTTTTTCACCATCATAACTGTTATCACCAGTATTTTTCCAATCAATTGTTGTGTCTAGTCCTTGTAACTCTGCCGCAACTTCTCCACTTATAATTTTTCTTCGTGTAAATTTAGAAGCTGGTACTCTATATGCTAACTCTGTTTTAGGTCGATCCATACCATCTTGAATCGGTTTAAAAAAGAAAGGATAATTAACTGATATTGGTACTACTTTGTCAGTAAACATAGTTTTAGCATCAGGACCTGTTTTAGATAATATACCATATCTAGAATCACTAGATATTGTAGCTAAGTTAACAACTTCTCCTGAAGCCATAAATGAAAAACCAGATCTACGGTTTTTTAAATAACACATACCATAACATCTCACATCTGCTTTACAAGCTTCCCAAAACATAAAGAATAATCTATTCGCTTCTCTAAAATCTGGTGGTCCAACATCAATCTTACTCCATTGTAAGTACATGTAATGTGTTCCTGTTAAATAAACATTTCTGTTATCATTTTTAAACCAAAAACCTTCATCTCTTCTGGTAAATTCTATATCAATAAAATCATACCATTTTTCTTTAAAATCATCAGGATATTTATCCCATTCAAAAACACTTTTAATTTTTTTAAGAACTTTTGGTAATGGAGTTCTTGTCCATTTATTATTTTCAAAAGATTTTATCTCTTTAGGTTGTTGAGGTATAGCTATTTTTAAACCTTGTATTTCATAAATATCACCTATAGTTCCATTTTTACTTATTACTATAAAATCATATTCCTCGTTATAACCATATTCCCATTTCTTATATTTGTTATTTCTTTTAAGAACCTTAGGCTTAACGTGATCTGTTAAAATATTATATAAATTTTGCTTGTACATTATTTAGATCTTCCTTCAGCAAAACCACGAAATGTAATTTCTTTTTTATCTTCTACTTTTGGTTTATCCTCTAGCATATTCTTTTCCTCTTCAATTCTATTAAGAATTTCAAAAGCATCGAATATAGCTAATTTTTTTGTAGCAGCTGCATTTTTTAATCTATCAGCTGATATATCATCCGCAGTATCTACAATAGCTTCTTTAGCAACTTTAATAAGTTCCTCAACTGCTATGTGCCCAGCTTGGATTATATTCAACTTCGTTTCCTTCGTTTTCATATTTTATAACTATATCATTTGATTTCATACAATAAAGACGTTCGTCGTCTACAACAAACTCCCATTCAGCACCTGGTTTAAACCCTATCTTGTCTCCTGGGTTGATTTGAGATGCCTCTAACTTATTATTACCAATTCTAACCATTCCAATGTGAGGAGTTTCTTTTCTATTGTCTAGAGAAGAAGAGTTTTTTATTGGTTTTATAAAACAACGGTCACCAAAAGATTTCCAAGTTTTATTATTTTTATATAAATATATTTGATCCATACCTACAAAATACATATTATCTTTGAAATAAGATCTGCTGTTACTTTGTTTACCTTGCATGTTATAGAATCTTCTAAAAACATTTTGATGAACTACGACTATGTCTCCTTTTTTAATAGAAGTTTTTATAGCTATTGGAGTTTCTAAAACTACCGCAAGTCTATTAACAAATTTCCAAGATTCAACTTTAGTATTTAAAATTAAATTCTTTTCACCTATTTTTTTAGTATTTGCATATCGGTCACCTAAAGGTTCTACAATAAAATCATATAAACTTTTCATTAATATTCTAAATCATACTCAATGGATATAGCCATATTAGAATTAAATTTCTTCCATGGTAATATTTCATTTTGTTTTTTTATGTGAATATTATAAGACTTGTCTTTTTCATCTAACAATATATGGGATATTTCATGTCCACCATAAACCTGTTGTCCTACAGAATAATGCATTGCTTCATTCTTATAATCAGCTCCAATGCTAATTTTTCTTATAACATTACTCATTTTCTTCTTGTAACTCGAAAGTACCGTCTTTTAAATTGATGTTAATAGAACCGTATTTATCTTCTAATGTTTTTTTAACTTCTTCTTGTTTTTGATTTACACCAGCTAATTCGTGTAGAATTGCATGTTTTTGAGTTTCACGAACACCTATATCTGTAGTTAATTTATAAAGAGTATTTTGTAACTCTTGTACTTCTTTTAACTCTTTTTCTGTTAATTTATTTTCAGCCATTTAATTTAATTTAATTCGTTTATATTTACTTATGTTAGTGCTTGATCCAAAAAATTCGCACAATATTGTATTATTATCTATTATAGTGTACTTTATATTTACACTATGTTTATTACGTTCAACAAAAATATTTGTTATAATGTAGTTTTTTCCTTCTTCTACTACAACTTCTTTTATAGTATCACCTTTTTTAATAGAAAAATTTGTTAAAGTGAATTTTTCACCATCATTTAAAATTGCAACGTAGTAAGTTGAGTTTTTACCTTTCCACAAACCTTGAAGATCAGAAATTTCTTGTGCGTAGGTTATTACACTTAAAAGCATAAACATGCTTATTAATAATTTTTTCATAGTATTTAATTTGATTTTATTGTTCTAAAATATAATCACTTATTTTATATGATATTTACTTTTTTCTAATAGCTTGAAATTTTTCAGCTCCACGAGAACCAAAGTACGCTACATAAACTGTGATTAATAAAGTTTTCAAAAGATCTACCCAGTTTTCATTTACTACAAAATTTAACTCAAAACTATCTAATAATATAAGAATAACCATAGATATAGTTAAAAAAATCAAAGACATAGGACGCGTATTTTTACTCAACCAAGAATCTGATTTCATATCGCTCTCCCAACGCTTTGATATTTCTTGCATCTCAATTAAATCTAATTCAATTAATTTTAAAGCTTTTTCTTTATCTTCTGGCGGTAAAGCCGGGTCTTTGTGTATAAGGTTTTTAACTAAACCAAAAACTCCATTATCTGGTAATACATCACCTACAGTATCAATTACACTTGGCATTGTTCCTGCTAGAAACTTACCTATTTTAGTATCTTTAAATTTTTTACTGCCCACCAAAATTTATTTTATAATCTCCACTTCTTTCGTCTAATCCTAACCCCTCAGAAGGATTAAAATCGCTCATACTTTGTCTTAACTGTCTTGCGCCATCTGTAAAGTCTTGCGCTCCTGCAGCTTGTTTATTTCTACCCATAAATCGTTCTATCATATTTCTTGTGTGAAACCTAGCTCCCTTGATTGGAACAATTCTATTGCCAAGTCTATATTCTGTAACACTACCATCTGGATTAATTATGTCAGGTAAACCTTTACCTTGCTGCATAAGTTCTCTCATTGTTGAACCTCCTCTTGGGTTTAGAATATGATTTAAATGTCTTTCTCCAACTATTCCCTCATTAACTCCTTCACCTTTTGGTAAATTTCTATAATCTTGGCTAGCAGATTGTAAAGCTGCGTTAAGTGTAGCTTCATCGCCACTTAAAGCTGCTTCGTTAAGATTGTCATAAATATTAGAACTTGCCTCCGCTTGCAATTCTAAAGTTTTTAATTTATCTTTACTTCCCGGTAAATAATTTTGAGAATTCTTGTAACGCGCTAAATCATCTTGATACGACTGGGTATCAGGATTACCACGCCTAGGATCAAAATTTACATTTGTAACTTGAGGATCATTTTGATGATACCTTGAATTTAAGTAAGGATATTTATTTTTATTTCCATACATGTCTCTAGGAGTATTATTAAAAGAAGGACTACTCACTCTTGTAGTCGTCTTCATAGCATCATTGTATGTGTTTTTTCCTCTATAACCACTAAAATCATTAACCTGATTACGTGCGTTATTTAATGTATTGTCTGTGTTTTCAGAAAATTTCGATGAAATTGAATTTAACTTAGAAAATAGACCTCCGTTTTTGTTAGATTTTATATTTTTCATTATTTTTTTCTCATTGGTAAAAGTTGTGAAGGATCAAATGGTGTTTTTGAAGATGACAAACCTACAACATCACTTTTTAAATGATCTGTGTTCCACATTTTTAGTTTATTTTTATCATCACTTTTAAATTGATCTAATTTCTTTTTTAAGTAAGGCTCACTTCCAACATACCTTTGTATTCTATCATTTGTGTCTGCATCAAAGTTAGAGTCTCTCATATAATATGATCCACGTCCTTGACGTTCATCTGTTTGTATTCCATCGTAAATATTTCCTCTATTATAAGCGCCAACGCCATCGTTTTCTAAACTGTCAGTAGCAATGATTGAATGAAAAGTACCTGGGCTTGCCTCACCAATTGGTATCGGGTTACCATAATCGTCATACTCATTAGAAAAAGGGTAGCTCATTTCATCATAACCTTGTCTGATAAAATCTCCTGCTTCAGGCTTAGTTCCTTCTGGTTGTAATTCAAAACCTAAATCTGTAGCTCTACTATCGAATCTTTGATTCCAAGGCACTATAGGCATTGGATCTCCTGATGCATACCACACGTTACCTCCTTTGCCACCATTAGCAGATTCTTCATATATATTAATACCACCTTTTTCATTTTGTGGAACACGCATACCTGCTTCTCCAGCTATCGCACAAGCATAACTATTGCAACCTGGTTTTGACATATCATTTTCTGTACCTACACCTTCTAGCCAATTAAAAGTAGATTTTTTTACTAATTTTCCTCCTAAAATATCCTCATGATTTTTTCTTATTGTATCATTTTTACTTAATGTATATTCAGGTTTACCAGCTAAAGCATCGTTAACAACACTCTTAACATTACCTCTAACATCACTAACATGCTGTCTTTCATCTTTTAAAGCTAAACGCTTAGCCTGGATTTCTTTATTTATTCTTTTATTGTTAGCAATAATCGCCAAAGCAGGATCTTGTACTTCAGCTAAAGGTGAACTTATACCAATAGATTTATTACCGTGAAATATGTTATTTTTTTGAATATATGCCATGTTAATATTTTTCGTATGGATCTGTTTTGCTATACGCTTCTTTTTCCCAAGGTAAATCTGGGTTACCTTCGTTCATTTTACTTCTTGGATAAGTTTTACCTCGCCAATAAACGTTTTTATCATCGTAATCTAAGTCGCCTCTTTTTACTTGATCAACATGAATTGCTTCATGTTCTATAATACTTTTTCTCTCATTAGGATCAGTTATTTTATCAGATACTAATATAGTGCCATTTTTATTTCCTTTACCTAGTATACCTTCACCTAGATCAACTTGATACACGGGAGTGTTATCAATTTTATAAGGAGGGTTATTTAGTTTAAATGTCATATTATTTATTGTAAGGGAATTTATTGTTTAAATAGTCTTGTCTTTTTTGACAACCACAGGGTTTATTAAGACTGCTAGCCATTTTATTGACAGCAGCCTTAATACCTGTTTGTTCAGTGAATTTTGCGATTGAATCGCCTAATCCTCTTGACTTCATAATTACGAAATAGTAAAGCTTCTCCAGAACACTTTAAGTGTTGGATCGTAAGAAGCAGTTGGGTCAGCTTGATCTTGAGGTAATACACAGTTAGCTTTTACACCACCTGGATTAGCTGTTAATGCTCTGATAATTGCACCTTTAACTTTGTTTACGTAATCTGCCGAAGCTGGTACGTTAGCGTCAGGAGCGTCTGCTGCTGCAGATGAAGTTGCTACTACAAGTTTACAAGCTGTTGCACCTGTTGGTCCAGCTAGTTGTAAATCTGCTTCGATTGCACCTCCACCACTTACTGATGCTTGTACACTAATAATGCTTTCAGCTAATACTAAGTTGTCTCCGTCCATTTGTGGAGCTGGAGCGCCTCCTCCATCTACTACACCACCAACTACGTTGAAATTAATCCAATTTGCCATGATTTTTTTTGTTTTTAAATGTTAATGTTTGTTTTATATTTCTTTGGTTTTATACAGATCCATGACTGTTTTATTATAATCCTAATTCTGCTTTAAGATCTTTATATTCTTGTAACTTATCTATAGGTGGTTCTTGTCCACCGAAAACACCCTCAATGTCATTCATTATTTGCGTATTTTTATTTGCTTTTGTAGTTAATTTATCTGTACCTGCAATTTTTTGTCCTTTTCCACTAAATGCTCCGCCTTTATCACTTAACTTTCCACCACCTACAGCACCAGCTATCTTTTTAACTCCACCCCAAACTGCATCACCAACACCTTCACCTTTAGTAATCTCTGCTTGAGTTTCTGCTCTTACTGCATCTGAAGTATCATAAGCTCCTTCCCAGTCAGAAGGTGAAAATGATTTTATACCAGGATCAGAAAATGAAGGTACACTAGGTCCAGTACTACTTATGTAGCTAAGTGG